CTGTACCACAAGTTGAAGAAGAGTATAAGTACACAGAGCAAGAAATAGATACAACTACATTGCAAAACCCAACTTGGAAAAAGAGTGCGTTTAAACATGGAAAACTTGGTAGTCCAAGATGGAACAAAGACAATACAAAGGTTCTTGTTAAATATGAATTATCTATTGCTGATGGAACTCTAGACCAAGTCAAAGGAGTTAGTGGCATTACTGCTTTATCGCATAGTGAATGTTTAGAGGAAATGAAAAAGGATGAATGGGTTGGGGAATAGAGGCAACTCTTTGGCTGAGTTTGCAGTTACCATGGCTATCATGGCTACTTTGGCTACTACCGCAGCTCCTGCTTTTAGTCGTATCGGTGAGGGAGCTAAAGCTAAACAGACAAAAGCAAATTTAGAAAAGATTACAAAAGCATCTACTATGTGGTATAACCAACAAGTAGAAGTTAATGGTATGGGTAAGTTTCCAAGTCAAGCACATAGAACTAGTAGTGTGGGTGTTTTATTAGATGATAATGATAACAGAAGAATAGAAGTTGAAGAATTATTAGAGGCTCAGTTTGTACCAGTATTTAGTGACACAAGTTTTTTACATTTATTTGACAATGATACAATCAAGAGTCCTTATCAAAATGGTTTATATGCATATGCCATTATTGGTGGGTCAGGCACAGGTAATAGTATCGTATCTCCAATCTTTGTTGTAGTAGATACAGAGAATCCTGAAGATTTTTATAAGTATTACAAGCCATGAATAAAAATGAAAGAATTGTACTTGCGGGGTGGATTTCTTTATTAGTTCTTTTACTAGTAATTATTACTACTTGTAGTGGGTGTAGTGGAAATTGGATTGTTGCAGGAGTAGATATAGCTCCTACTGATTCTATTACAACAGACTTTATGATTATAACAGATCAAGATAGCACAAAGCATTGGTATGTAAGAACTACTACTCAAGGAGGAATACTTATAGGAGACAACTGGTGTCATAGACATGAGCAATGGGAAACAGTAGAGAAAAAGTGAGTGACAAACCAAAGACATATAGGTCATACGGCATGGCAAAAATTGATGATAATTTTTCTATTAGTCTTAACATTAAGTGGCTTGGGCAATTGTGTCTTGGGGTTGTTGGGATTGTGTATGGATACGTACAGATTACGAACAGACTTGCAGAACTTGAACGAAGAATGGAACTTGCTGATAGTCAAATATTAGAACTTGTAAAACAAAATCAAATAGAAGAACAAAAAACAAGAGAAGAAATGGAAGAGCGTATATCTTTCTTTGAAAAAGAATTAAACCTTAACCCTTTTAGTTGGAGAAAAAAGAAAAAATAATGCATCAACCGATACCAAACCATTGCAGTGATTGTGATAAACCAATAAACAATACAGATAATTGGGTCTGTAGTAAATGTAGTCCTCAAGAGGAGGAATAATGGATTTTCTAGCTATATACTCAGAAGCGGGAATGATAGGTGTAGTAGGGGCTATGTTCGTTTTTATGGTTTATTCAATGAATAAAAGAGGAAACGAACAAGCAGACGCTTTAAGAAAGCTAGAGATAGAGAATAAGGGTCAATCTGAAACACTTGAAAACACTGAAGGAATGATAATTAAGCTAATTAATAGATGGAATCAATCAGACGATAAGCTTGATAGAAAATTTGATAATATGACAAAAGAAATAAATGATTTAGACAATCAAGTGTCTGAAATAAAAGGCAGTTTGTCTAGAGTAAATGGGAAACATTAATGGATAGTGTGAAAGTAGCATCAGCAAGTTTAGTGAATTACGGACTTTCTCTTACAGAGATAAGTACGTTATTACAATGTATAGTAGCAATAATGACTATTATTTATTTAGGATATAAAATAGTAAACATAAGGAAACAATAACATGGAATGGATGAATTGGGAAAACTTTGCATATTTAATGATAATTATTCTTGGCGCAGTAGGCACAATGGTTGCTACAAAATATCGCATAGTTGTAAAAGAGTTAAAAGAAGTTGCTCAAAAATATCATGAAGCATCAAAAGATGGTAAAATTACAAAAGCAGAGCAACAAGCAATAGCAAAAGAAAGCATGGACGTTATGATGGCCGTAGTCAAAATGGTATGGAAATTCTAAATGCCACGCTTTGGTAAAAGATCAAAACAAAAATTAAAAGGCGTTGATAGTCGTTTAGTAAACGTTTTAAATGAAGTCGTAAAGTACTTTGATATAACAGTTATAGAAGGGTTGCGAAGTCAAGAAAGACAAAACGAATTAGTAGCGCAAGGCAAGAGTAAAACCAAATTTGGTAAACACGTGCAAGGTAAAGCTGTAGACATTGCTCCATATCCTATTGATTGGAACGCTAGAGACGATTTTCATTATTTAGGTGGATTTGTTTTAGGGGTAGCTTCAAAGATGGGCATTAATGTAAGATGGGGGGGCGATTGGTCGGATTCCAGCCTAAGTAAAAACGCTAGGACAACTAAAGATAATAAATTTGATGACCTAGTTCACTTTGAGATAAAGGAATGAAATATGACCATAAAAGAGCGAGTAGTAGTCTTCCCAGACACGCATTTCCCAAACCACGACGAAAGAGCATTTAAATGTGCTTTAAAAGTTATAAAAGCAGTAAAGCCAAGTGCTTTTTTGTTATTAGGGGATGCAATTGATGGAGAATCAGTTAGTCACTGGCAATGGAGTAAGAAAAAACGTCCTCCCCTTGAATACCAACTTCCTGCAATTAAAAAAGAAATTAAAGAAGGCAATAAAGGCCTTGATAGAATTGACAGAGCCTTGGCTAAAGTTGGGTGTAAAAAGAAACAATTTGCGCAAGGAAACCACGAACTCTGGTTTGACCACTTTGTCCAAGAAAACCCATACCTTGACCATCTTGGCTCAAGACGAGCTTTTAAATTCGATGAACGTGGATATGAATGGCACAAATATGGTGAAGTCTTTAAAGTATTCGGAAGCAAACTACACGCTTACCATGGAGGACACTATATGGGAATTGCCCATGCAAGAACTCACGCCTTACAATTGGGCTGTAACATCATCTATGGGCATACACACGACTCTCAAAAATCAACCATCACGCACATCTCAGGAAGCCACATGGCATATTCAATGGGATGCTTAACTGATATGACAAAAGATTATTTAAAAGGAAGACCTACAAACTGGAGTCACAATGTTGGCATTGTAGATATTTTAAATAATGGAAATTTTAACTTAGTAGTTCTTGATATTACTGATGGAGTTACCACATATAATGGAAAAATAATTAGTGCCTAAAGATGTATTAGAAATAAAAGCATTTGAGTCAGGTAATATTTACAATGCTGATGATAGAGATATTCCTGATGATGCAGCAGTATATAGTGAAAACATAGACCCTTATGGGCAATCTGGTTCTTTAATGAGTATTCAAGGGGATACTGCTATTAAAACTGGTGTTGACACTACAAGAATGGCTATAATAAATGACAATGAAACATATAGATTGGTATATGTAGATAAATCAGATTATGATATAAAAAAAATAGATGATCTACATGGCACACCAAGTTCAGCAACTGTTGTTAAAGCAGGAACGTTTGGCACAAGTAGCAGTATATCTGCATTGCAAACAAATAATAAAGAAGTACATATGGGTTTAGGAAAAACAATAGACCCACAATGGACTGGAATTATTCCACATGCTCAATTTGGTGGTTCTGCACCAAGTGGATTGCAATCTGAAACAGCAGAATTAACTGCTCCTAGTCCATTTCCTAATATGCATTCTATTGTTAACGATGCTACAAATACATATGCATATGGAATACAACAAAATGGCAAATATGTTTACAAATTTGATGTATCTACAGGAGTTTTAGCTAAACGTTCAGAGTATTTTTTTAGTGAAACTGAAGCTATATGTTTAGCAAGTGATAATAGTTTGTGGGTTGCTGATATTGCAAATAGTAATTTTACAATTATAAAAGTAGACCTCGACAATATGGATGTTATTACAAGCAGAGTAGTAACGGGAACTACAGGCGTTACAGACATAATGGAAGTTGGCAATGTTTTGTGGTTAGCAAGAGGCAATGTAGATTCTGCTACTATTTTATATAGCGTTTCTGTATCAAGTTTAGCTACAAATAGTTCATCAATTGCAGCTACAAATAGAAGTCCTTATGCTGGAACAGATAGTACAGGTACTGCAAATGCAGGAGATTGGTTAAAATATGATGGGTTTAATACAAGTACCCCAGGTCAAAGTCAATTTTGCACAATATCCTATGGCACTCCAAAATTACCATTAGTTCGTTTAACAGGTTCTACAGATTACATTGGAATAGTAACAAGAGTTGTTCCAACAGAAAGTACAAGCAGTTGGGCAAATTGGCATTATGGAGATGTATCTACTGAGCATATTGGTTGGAATGGCGATGCCAGTATTCAAACAAATACTTCAAATGTAAATGCAAAAATTCTTTGGTATTTACTTGTTGTAAAAAATAACATTACAGCGGGTGATAAATTAAGTAGCTTGGCTAATAAAGGAAAAGTTTACGCATTTAGTTATGAATTTCAGAGCGGTTATGCAGATGCGTACCTAACAAAGCAAGATACAAATACAAATTATTTAAATTGGGTAGAAAAAGGGTCTTCTGCAAGTCAATCAAGTTTATATAGATTAGGCAAAGTTGCATATAACCACACTCAAACAACTATTGTTGGAGGGTTAAGAAATCCTATAGGAACTAATCTTGATATAAATGATGCAATATTAGATGAAACTAATAACGCATACAATGTTTTCTCTAGCGCAGGGCAAGTAAGATGGGCATCAGGCCCATCAGGTTCTTTAGCAAAAAAAGCTGAAGGAGAAATAGAATTATCATTTACTGTTAATAATGGCGTTGAAAGCACATTAAATACTACTCATCATCATTTTTACGCTACTTCTTTTGTATATGATGGTTATCAAGAATCTCCATTATCAGCATGGATTCTTAGAGAAAACACAAACAATGGTACTGCTGGTTTAAATGTAAAAATTGATTTATATGCTACAAATATGAGTAAAAGAATAACTCATATAAACGTGTATAGGTCTAGTCCAGGCAATGGAAATGCAACTCAGCCAGTTGGGTTTTTTAGATTAATAAGAACAGTTTCTGTAAAATCAGGATGGCTTATTACAAATTCAAACACAACCAATCCTAATTGGGGAGATTATTATTCAAAAACGATTGTAGATAATGGCGCATCATATTCTTCCTATGAAGCTAGAACAGGTATTTCTGAAGCTTTAACAAATACATTACCTAAATATAGTTTAAGCGCCAAAGTAAATAACTTTTTATATATAACAGGATGCTCACATCCAGATATAGATGATGCAACTAATTATTTGTTTAAATCTAGACCTTTTAATTTTGATCAATACAATATTGCAAGAGATTATTTATTACTACCTAATACTGCTACTGCAATGGAATCATTTAATGGCAGATTATATGTGTTTTCTACAAATGAAATTTATGTAATAAATCCTGATGGAATGTATATAGAAGATACGCTTAAAGGTGTAGGGTGTAAAAATCAAAATACAGTTATATCTTCAGAAATAGGATTATGTTGGATTGATAAAAATAGCATTTATTACCATGACGGAAGAAACATAAATGATATAGGAGCTAAAATAAAAAAAGCACATCAATTAGATGATGTTAGAAATGATTATAGTGCATTAGATAATTTATGTGAGTTTAATAGTACTAATTATGGTGGCGATATTGTATTAGGTTATGATGGATACAGAAAATCGTTTTGTTTTTTCTATCAATATAAATATGATACTGTAACCACTTTTCAACAAACTGGGTGTTCGTATAGCGGTGCATCTGAATCAGTAAATCATCCAGTAAATTCTAACATAGTTCAAGGACTTTTAGTTTCTGGCCCAGACATACCTGCCAATAGTTATATAATTGATATTGTATCAGATAATAATAGCAGATTTGAACTAAATAATCAGCCAACAGGTAGCCAACCAAATTCAACTCTTACTTTTACAAATACTGTTACAACGTATATACCTCAATGTTTAGTATATACAGTACCTAAAAACAGATGGGATGTTTGGAATAGACCTTATACAAGCAATTTGTTAACTCTAAGCGCAATAAATGGCAAAAACAATGAATTAATAGTGTCAGACAGTATTAATGGTTTAATAAAACCTTTTGACCCTAAAAGCGCTACAAGATTAGATAATTTTATATGGTATAGTAAAAAGTTTACAATGGGTGAATCAACATCAGATAAAAGAATATATAAAGCTGAAATATTATCTGAAGATAGTACGCCTACAATAACAGTTAATACAGATGAAAATAGTTCTTCTTACACAGCTTTAACTACTAAAAGAACTGCTAGACACGCACAAGTAAAACTTTCAGTTACAGGAGATACTACTGCAACAATAGATGCATTACGATTGGTATTTAGAAGATTAAAAAGAACAAAGGCTATGTCGTGATAAGCAAAAAACGTTCACAAAAAATAAACGACAATAATTTGCAAAGAGTAGTAGATAAAATCTATGATGATTTAAATGAATTAATAGATGCAGTTAATAACAAAGAAACAGTAACTGCAAGTGAAGAATTTTCTGGAAAAGAAGGTGACATTAGAGTAATTAAATCTAATGATGGCACTGCATATGAAATTCAAGGACGTACAAGCGAAGGTTGGGCTAAAACGTCATTAACATTAAACACAGAGTAGGAGGCAATTATGCCAACAGGATGGGTACCACAATCAGTTACCGCAAATACAACAGTTCCTTTTAATAGTAGCGGTCAACCAAGACCAAATATAATGGGAAGATTAATAAGCGGTGGTAAAGCATTATACGGATTAGCGTCAGGCAATCCTAGAGCATTAATAGGTGGAGCATTAGGATTACTTGGAATGCGTAAAGCTAATCAAGCACCTAGAACAACAAATGTAAATTTTGACTATGGGCATAAAACAAGTCAGTATGATCAAAATCAACAAATGAATGCTTCAATAAGTAAAATGGGTGGATTAGGAGATGAATTTTCTCGAAGTTATCGTCAAATGTTAAGTCCTGGCTCACAATACAATCAAAGGTTATTCCAAAATCTTAGACAAAATGTAGCAGATACAGGAAGTCAAACTGTTAATCAGATGAACACTGCAATGGCTTCTAGAGGCATGACTGGAATGGGAAGTGTATTTGATGCAATTCAAAATAGAGCAGGTGGGGAAGCATATAGTCAAGGTATGGCAGGAATTATGAATCAATCTGCACAACAAGCGGGTCAATTTGGACAACTTGGATTAAACGCATACAACCAAGCTGGTGGACTTGCTAGTCAAGCAGATGCAAGGGGATTGCAAAACAATCAATTTAATGCTACTAGTGCAAATCAATATGGGCAATATGTTGCAGATGCTCAATATGACCAAGCAGTAAGTAATGCAAATATGTACAATAACCAACAAGCTCAGCAAGGCGCAGGTCTTATGGGATTAGCTGGTGATGTATTAGGTAAAGTCTTTAATCCTGCAACATAAGGAATAAAATTATGGCAAGAGCGCAATTAAAAACATTTGATTTAGGATATGGCAATTTTCTTGAAGGTATTCAACGTGGACAAGATAAAGCAGATAGAGCTCGTGAAAGAGAAGAAGACAGAGTTTTTACTCGTGAACAAAAAAAGCAAGACCAAGATTTTGCAACATCTGAACGTGTTGCAGGAGAAAAGTTTACAAAAGAAGAGTCTGAAAAAGCTAGGCAACAAGAAACATCAGTAGTCGGACAGAAAGGTAATATTCAAAAAGACCTTCAAACTATGCAAATAGATGCTGATAAAGAGCTTACTGCAATGCGAGGGGATATTGATATTAAAAAGATTAATACGCAAGGTGGATGGACTGAGTATATAACTAATTTAAAACAAGATTTTATGTCAAAAGAATCTGGACTAGATAGGGAGCAAAAAGAAGCGTTATTTAATAAACAAATTGCCGCATCTGAAAAAGAGTGGAAAGCTAAAATTAATAGCACTGAAAATCTAGCGAGTGAAGCAAATCAATTAACTAAAGATATGAAATCAATGGATTTTGATATGTTTAGAGAAAAGATTTTATCAAGTGAAAAAATAAATAATACTACTCTTGAAGCTCAAAAAATAATGAACA